TGGCGGATCAGGAGGGGGTTCACCTAGTCCAGGATCTTCACCATCTGCAAATGGTGGTTCGGGTGTTGTTATTATCACCTACAAATTTAGAAACTAAAATAAAATGTTATGGGAATAAATTCATGTGGAACAACTTTAATAGATGAAGGTACTTTTAAAAATATTGGTGCCATTACATGGGACACGACTGCTAAAACAGGAAATTTTACAGGAGTCAGCGGTAACGGATATTTTGTAAACACCACTTCAGGTGCTATTACAGTTACGCTGCCATCGTCACCAAGTGCAGGTGATGTTGTTGCTGTTGCTGATTATGCAAATACTTTTGACACTAATAATGTTACAATAGCTAGAAATGGATCTAATATAGAAGGTCAGGCGGGTGATTTTAAAGCAGCGATAGAAGGATTAAGTATATTATTAATTTATGTTGATTCAACAAAAGGTTGGGTATCAATCGATTCTGGACAAGCAAGTTCTATTAACAATGCTGAATTTATAACTGCAACAGGTGGAACAATAACAACTGTGGGAAATTTTAAGTTTCATAGATTTACTGGTCCAGGAACTTTTACAGTTTGTTCTGTAGGTAATGCTGCAGGATCAAATTCTGTGGACACCGTTATAGTAGCAGGTGGAGCTGGTGGTGGTTTTAACTCAGGTGGTGGAGGAGCTGGTGGTTTAAGAGACCTTACATCTATTCCAGTTACCGCTACGGGTTATCCAATTACTGTTGGTGCAGGTGGTGCTGGTGGAGGACCTGCTGGCCCTACTAGAACAGGATCTACTGGTTCTAATTCAGTAGCAGCTTTATCAACTCCATACACTTCAGCTGGCGGTGGTGGAGGAAAAGCCGTAGGACCTGGATCTGGAGTAAATGGAGGTTCAGGAGGAGGAGTAGGAGCAGGATGTGGTCCTGCTACTGGAGGAGCGGGTAATACCCCTCCCGTTAGTCCATCTCAAGGTAATCCAGGAGGAGATTTTACCATACATCCTGGAGGAAATGGTTCTACAGGAGGAGGTGGTGCAACCACAGCAGGAGCTGATGAACCAACTGGCCCTACAAAACATGGATCAGCTGGTGGTGCTGGAAAAGATGTAAGTCCAAATTATCCTGGTCAACCAAATTCAGGAATTTATGCTGGAGGTGGTGGAGGTGGAGCATTTTCTTATCCCCCTGGTTCACCTGGTAATTGTGGTGGTGCTGGCGGTACTGGTGGTGGAGGAAATGGTGGAGGTCCACCCGCTACAGGATTTGCAGGAACTACAAACACTGGAGGTGGTGGAGGTGGAGGAACTGCTGGATCTGGCGGTGGAGGTGGTAATGGTGGTTCAGGTATCGTTATTATTAAATACAAATTTCAGTAGTTGAATAAGAATTAAAATTAATATATAAGGAGAAATATTATGGCACATTTCGCAAAAATAGGAGCTAACAGTAAAGTTATTCAAGTAGTAACACTTGATAACAAAGATATGCTTAACGCTGATAGTGTTGAAGATGAATCAGTAGGTCAACAATATTTAGAAACACATAATAACTGGCCTGCACAAATGTGGATTCAAACTTCATATAACACAGCGGGTAATCAACATAAAGAAGGTGGAACTGCATTAAGAGGAAACTATGCAGGTATTGGTTATACTTGGGATGAAGATAATAATATTTTTTGGCCACCAAAACCTTATGCTTCATGGGTAAAATTAATTTCAGAAGCAAGATGGCAATCTCCAATTGGAGATGCTCCAGCATTAACTGAAGAACAACAAAATCAAAATACAGCAGATACTCATAAATGGTTTTATGAATGGAATGAAGCTAACCAAACTTGGGACTTGACAGACAGCAAAGCATAAATTAAAAATGGTGGTGGTATGCAGAAGAAAGTATTAAGCGAACAAGCATTATATTTTGGTGATATAGCAATGCCTAAAAATTGGGACATTGACCGAGATAAATTATCAGGCGATATTTTACAATCATCTTTTACAAATAGAGAATTTCCATTTTCAAGAACTTGGGATATGTTAAATACATATATGCAAGACCATGTTGGTGTTGAATATGGTATTAAATTAATTAACAAATCAACGTGGGGAAATATCTATAAACCTGCGGAAACAACAATTCCTTTATTACAAGTTGATCCAGTAGATCTACGAAATTCTCCAGACTTTACAATGCTTTATGGTGTTAAGGTTAAAGATTGTTTTGTTCGAATACATTATGAAGACAACAGACGTAAAGGAAGAAGTTGGGATATAAAATTAAAAGAAAATATGTATTACATAAAAAACAAACAGAAAGATTCATTGAATTTTATACAGACAATAACTTATGAATATATCTAATTATTATTGGTATTTTACATCTGCAATACCTCCTAAAATTTGTGATGATATAATTAAATACGGGTTATCTAAATCTGAATCTATGGCTAGAACTGGTGGTTATGGAGATAGAAAATTAACTCATGATGAAATTAAAGATATGAAAAAGAGAAGAAATTCTGATTTAGTTTGGTTAGATGACACTTGGATATATAGAGAATTACATCCATATATACATGAAGCTAATAGAAATGCTGGTTGGAATTTTGATTGGGATAGAAGTGAGTCTTGTCAATTTACAAAATATAAACTTAATCAATATTATGATTGGCACTGTGATAGTTGGGATAAACCCTATCATAGACCTAATACTAATGAACATGGTAAAATTAGAAAACTATCTATGACTTGTCAATTAACAGATGGCTCTGAATATGAAGGCGGTGAATTAGAGTTTGATTTTAGAAACTATGACCCTCACATGAGAGAAGAAATTAAACATTTAAAACAAGCTAAAGAAATATTACCGAAAGGATCTATTATTATATTTCCTTCATTTGTATGGCATAGGGTAAAACCTGTAACGAAAGGAGTGAGATATTCATTGGTTATGTGGAACCTTGGATATCCATTTAAGTGAATAAAAAATTTTATTTTTTAGCTGGTTATTCTAGATCAGGAAATACATTGCTGTCATCTATTTTAAATCAAAATAAAAATATAGTAGCAACCGCAAATAGTCCACTAATTCAAATAGCTTATAGTATTAATGAAATGTATAATTCAATATGGATAAAAAATTTTCCAGAAAAAAAAGGTGTTGATAATTTATTAAAAAAATTGTTTACAAATTATTATGAACATTTAGATGCCGAAGTTATTTTTGATAGAGCAGGGTGGGGAACTCCTTTAAATTTAACATTTCTAACAAATAAAATTATAGAAAAACCAAAATTTTTATTACTGGTTAGACCTCTAGTAGAAGTTTTAGCTTCTCTTGTAAAAATACATAAACCAAAAAATGTTTATGATTTTGTATATTTAGAAGCCATGCATCCTGAAAAAGGTAAAGTATATTGGGATTGGTTATCTACTAAAACAATTATTACACAATATAAAAAAGATTATTTATTAATTAAATATGATGATTTAGTTAAAGAACCAAAAAATAAAATAAAAGAAATATATGATTTTTTTGAATTAAAACCATTTAAACATTCATTTTCCAATTTAAAGCAACTTTCTATTAATGATATTAGATACGATGATTCTGTTTTTAACTCTAGCTCTTTACATTTAGTTAAAAAAAATATAAATAAACAAGAGTATGCAGTAGAAGATTATCTACCAGAAAGTATAATTAAAGAATATAAAGAATGGGATTATTTTTAATATGATAATAAATGAATATTTTAAAACACCTATATGGATTGAACAAAAACCTGAATTTGTAAAATCTCTAAATAAAGCTTCTAATCAATATATAAAAGACGCTAAAAAAAGAGAGAAAAATTACATTAAAGAATATGGTGACTTTGGAAGAAGTTATCATTCTACTCCACTTGCCTATGATAATAAATTTTTAGATTTTAGAAATTATATAGGTCAAAAGTCTTGGGAGTTTTTAGATTGGCAAGGTTTTGATATGCAGCAATATACTACAGTGTTTAGTGAGTTATGGGTACAAGAGTTTGCTAAAAAAGGTGGAGGACATCATAATGCACATATACATTGGAATCAACATGTATCTGGTTTTTATTTTTTAAAATCAAGTGATAAAACTTCTTTTCCGATATTTCATGAACCACGTACTGGTGCACGTTCTACAAAATTAAAATTAAAAAATAATAAAGGTATATTTCATGGAACTGAATTAATTCATTTTAAAGTAAAACCTGGAACTTTAATTATATTTCCAGGATACTTAGAACATGAATTTGCAGTAGATCATGGCGTAGAACCTTTTAGATTTATACATTGGAATATACAAGCTGTACCAAAAGAAATGGCTAGAGATGTCATTTAAAAAAAATAAATACACAGTTATTAGGCAAGCTATCTCAAAAGACTTAGCTGCGTTTGTTGCAAATTATTTTTTTATGCAAAAACAAGTGTTAGATACATGTAGAAAAAAAAGATACATTTCTCCATATGAAACTTTACTTGGATATTATGAAGGAGAAAATGAACAAATACCACACACTTATTCTTGTTATTCTGATATTGCGATGGAAACTTTATTATTAAAATGTCAACCGATTATGGAAAAGACAACAGGATTAAAATTATATCCAGCTTACACTTATGCTAGAATATATAAAAAAGGTGATGAACTTAAAAGACATAAAGATAGATTTAGTTGTGAGATATCTACTACTATGAATTTAGGTGGTGATCCTTGGCCTATATATCTTGAGCCATCTGGTAAAGAAGGTATGAAAGGTGTTAAAGTAGATTTAAAACCAGGGGATATGTTAGT